GGCACCTATGGATCCTGAGTCTTATGGCTCCAGTAATTCAATAGGCGCTCGTTATAAGACGCCTACTATGCAATACGTTTAAGCATAATAAATTACCCACTGCTAAAATGTGTGATAGATAAGACATGTAAGTGTCTAAATCTTTCCCCCGATAAATTTCTGCGATCCTGGAGGATAGAGCAAAGTGTTTCTTGATAACGATTTCCCGAAGATTCTTGGTGCGGAACTTTACCGTCCTCACCCTGCCTACATTGCTGAGATGGCTGTAGAGCCCGTGGTCGTCCACGACTTTACTCGCCAACCTGGTCAAACCGTTCAGCTAGACCGCTACAAGTTCTGGGGTTCCCCTGGTACTAAGGACGCCCGCGAGCGTATTGCCGACCAAACTATTGGTACTGCCAATAGCCGTAACATCACCAAGGAGAAAGTCCTGGTGGTGCTTAAGGAATACACCGGTCCTGCTGACCCCGGCGATCCTACCCAGCCTTCGACCTTTAAGATTGCTCGTGAGACCCTGATCACTGCCCAGCGCATGCTGCTGGACTCAGGTAACCTCAATATGTTCCACCAGTCAATCGGTAGCTTGACGCTGCTTGATGACTATCGTCGTTGGCGTGACCGCGTCTTTATTGACGAGCTGTCCAAAGCTGAAGCTAACGGTAAAGCTGACACCACTCAAGGTGGTTACTACTTCCCTGGCAATAAGACTAAAGCCTCTAACGGCTCTGTTTCTTATACCACTGCTGAGTACACCGCTGACGTCCAACAGTTCCAGGTGCGTACTGACCTGTTGAATATTGTTAAGGACCTGCGTAAGCGTAACGTACCGACCTATTCCGATGGTCTGTATCGTTGCATTTGCGATCCTACCTTCATGATGCACCTGCGTCGTGATACTGACTTCCGCGAGATCGCTCGTTACGCTGGTAATCCTGGTCAAGGCATGTACATGGGTAACCCCATGATGCCTAACAACGCCAGCTTCTTCCAGGGTCCTCAAGCCGGCCAAGGTTACTTCCTTGCTGGTGAACCTGTCATGCCTACTGGTGTGCAGTTTGAAGGCGTTAAGTTCTTCGAGTCGACTAACTTTCCGACCAAGAATATCAGCACATCTTTTGACACTGGTTCCACTTTTACCAGCCAAGAAGTTGCTCAAGGTTATTTCTTTGGTCCTCAAGCTATTGGCGTCGGTATCGGCGGTCCTAACGCTCAGGTGCTCATCAATAACAACGATGACTTCAGCCGCTTTATCATCTTGATCTGGCAACTGTACGCTGGTTTTGAAATCCTCAACAAGGATTTTGTTACCACTGCATTCAGCTACGTCTCTGATGACGGCAACATCTGATAATTATACCTAAACCTCAAATCTCATAGGAGAAATAAATGACCTACTTGTCTGCTAAAAAGATCTATCCAGGTAACTGGAGTAATGCTCTTAATGGTTGGTACAAAAACATTGACGCTAACCCCGCTGATGGTACCAACGATTCTTCTAAAGGTGGCCCCACTTCCGTGTTGGCTGTTCCTGGTTACCGTTACTTTCAGCAACGTGGCTATGTACCCGTAACCTGGGCCTCAGGTAACGCTACCTCTAGCGGCGCTTTTATGAGCGTGATTGTTCCTTCGCCTTACCGGCAGGACGACACCCGTACCGACATCACAGGCATGGTGATTTCTGGTAGCGCCACACAGCCTGCTTATGTGTATCGCACTGCGATCTCCGTGGCTTCTGGCTGGGGTGATGGCCGCACCGCTTCCGGTGTGTATGCTGCTACCGGTAACATCATTTCGTTTGGACGTAACATCGGTACTACTGCTGCCGCCACTGGCGTTGCTTTTTCCGGTGTTGCTGAAGGCTCGATTCAAGCCAACATGACCTCTACGGTCTCTGGTGATGCTGCTGCCAAGATTTATTTTGCTGGCGGTACGCAAGGTTTTGGTACTAACCCTTTCATTACCAGTACTGGCGTTCCCGCTATCTCTGGTGTTGGTTCTGGTACCATTTCTCGTTATCCCGTTACTGCTTCCACTACTCTTGGTGTGTTTGCTAAAGGCGCTCCTAATGACACTTCCACTTCTGGTGGTGTGTACATTTCTGATGCTGATGTTGCTGCAGGACGCACTGGTTACCTGGTTGTTGAAGTGTGCTACGTTCGTCCGGATGACGCTCCCAGTTACGAAGATATCGAATCTTACCTTAACAACCGCACTGTTAGCTGATTAGGTTACACTGGAACCAGATAACAAAACTTCTGGTTCCTATGCTTTACCAACATCGTAAAACCGGTGCTCGTGTCAAGATTGTAAGCGAATGGGATAATGGCGATTGGTTCATGGTCGAAGATCAGGACGGTCGCCTTTACACTGCTTACAAGACGGAACTTACACCTGATGAGACTGCAACCAAGAAGGTGCAAACTCTTCAGATAAAAGATCGAGCTTCTCAAGAAGAACCTCGTAAGTTTCCTCCTGATACACGATTAAACGTCAATGCTGCAACCGCCCAGATGATCGCTGATCACATCAAGGGTATTGGTCTCAAGACTGCCAGAGAGATTAAAGATCTCCAGATGTCCTTATCGGGGGAAAAATTCAACAGTCTTGACCAGCTCAAACAGATCAAGCGAATTGACTGGGATTCAGTTTTGGCGGCAGACCTAATCCGAGTTTAAATAACTTCTAACCCC